TTATTGTTTGCTAAGGATATTAGAATTGTAGATGGTTCGTTGTCTCCACCAATAGGAGAGAAACGATTACGTTTGAACTTGACCGACTTGCCGATCTTTGCGAATCCAATGTTTTTCATAATATAAAGTTGTTGTTCCGTTCTGTAAATTTATTTATTAGAATCAACCACACGCTTGCGAAGCTCTGTGGAACTGAATGAATGTCTTCTGCGATTATAATGTACTGGACATAAACCTTTACCTGTATGTTCTTGGTCTTTATATTCTTCACCAACGATACGAATATCAGGGTTAATAGTTAAAATCATATCAATGATTTCTTGCTCGGTTGAGAAAGGTATTACCTCATCTACATATTTACAAGATGATACCTGTATGTATCTTTCAAAAGGTGTTTGAATAGGCTTGTT